TGCCGGAGGTCAGCCTTCCGGCCACGCGCCGCGTATTCGAGCGCGCGCCACTCCAACTCGAGTTCCTCAAAACTCGGGACGGACCGCGGAGTCTTAGTGCTCCCCTCGCGGCCATCGATCACAGCGATCTCTGAGCCGATGCGAATCTCAAGCTGTCCGTCGCCACTTTCGGCGCGCACTGCGGTCAACATCGCGCCAGGGTTTGCCGGGCGATGAACGAGGCTGACCTCGACCAACTTGGCGGATCGGACCGTGCGCTGACTGCGGTCAGAATTCCAGTCGCTCTGGGCGCTAGAAAAGCCCACGCTCATCCGGTCGAGTAGGCCGCGCTTTGCCTTGCTGACGGCTGACTGGGCCTCCGGGTCGTCCTTGGGGAGCGTGGCTCGAAGTACCAAGCCCTCGGTCGCATCCGTCAACGTCATGGTCTGGCTGCGGCCGGTCGCCGCCAGCGGCGGTCCGCCGTGCTGGTGTTCCACGCGAAGTTCCACGACGCCGCCGGCAGTCGCGTTCGCGAACGCTCCGCGCGCGATGGTTTCTAGGTACTCGCCGCTATGGTCCCTGACCGGGTAAGGGGTGCCGTAGGTCGTGGCGAGGCCGGACAACGTCCAGTTTTCGCCGTCCTCCGAGGATCTGATCTCAATCATGTTTTGCGCCTCCGTTTTGCTGCTTTCTGTGTTCAGCGAGCCGCGCCTCCGCTCGCTGGCGTGCAAGTGCCGCCCGCTTGCGTCCCTCTGGGTCGTCTTGCTGCGGGGGCCACCACACGCTCCCGCCAGGACGGGCATCTGGCCCTCGCGAGGCGGCCGAGACGCGGCCGCCCAACTTCTGCGTTTCCTCGTAGACGAACCGACGTAGTAGAACCTGCTCCGCCTCAATCGGGTCGATGATCGGTCGGCGCCGCGCCTCGGCCTGTTGTTCCAAGAACTTGTCGATGCCGCGCTCGCCCCAGATTCCGGCGTCCACCTGATCGACGCGGGAACGCAGATACCGGAGCCCTGACCCATCCGTCGGGAGTTCCCCGAGCAGCGTTTCTGCGTCGAAAACGCTGGCAAGCGCCCTAACCTGCGATTCCAGCGCGTCCACCCGCTCCAGCAGTTCAACGACGCCCCGAGCGATCTGATTCCCCTCGGCGGTTGACAACGGAATCGCGTCGGGATTGCGCGGAGGCGCAGCCCGCGCCACGTCTCGGCCTTGCGCCGCGAGACTCACGCCGCTGCCCGCCGTGTCTCAAGCCGTTCGTTCTGCTCGCTCACGATCGCCGCCGCATCCTGCTGGGCACGCAGTCGCATCGCGCGGGGGTCCAATCCGGTGCCGTTCGCGACGGCAGGCGCTCCGTATGCCTGCACAACAAGCGCCGCGGTGATCCGCTCCAGCCGGGCAAGTCGTTCGCTGTCTGAGGTGGGCCTAGTTGTCATGTGTCTCCGTTCAGTCGAGGTCGTAGGGGGTTCGCGGGCGCTCGCGGTGAAGGTCCGTTGCGTTGATCTGGAAGATCGGCCCCGAGTCATCGGGGGAGCCGTGCTCGGCCCAGCCAAGGGCCGCCCACAACCGTGCGACAACGCTGTGGGCGCCGTCGATCCTTTGCTGCCGCCTCTCGGCCGCCTTGGCGAACTTCTCGCGCGACTGCCACTCCGCTGCGCGCTGCGCCTCAAGCTTTTTGGCTCGGGCCGAGAGCAGAGCCAGCATCTCCTTCTCAGGCGTCCCGGCGAGGACCAGATTCAGCGCGAACCCCTCAAGGGTCAGACCCTCGCTCGGGTCCGGCCGGACCTCTTTGACTAGGTTGCGAACGATGCTCACGCGCCCACCATCGCTTTGAGTTGCTCGACTACTGCTAGCGCCTCGGCGCGTTCGCGGTCTTCCTCGGCCGCGGCGGCTTCCTCTTGCCGGCGGAGCAGGTCGAGGGGGGTGTCCAAGTCCACGCCGTAGAGGATCTGATCGCCGGTAATGACTTGGGCGGCGCTGTGCTGGTGAAAGAGACTGCGCTCGTGAGCCATGACCGCCGCTATCAGCGGGTCGATTTTCTCGGCGCGACGTCGCTTCTGAAGTTGCGACCCGTAGCGCGTTTCCTTCGCGACGGCGTTCAGTGCGGCTCGTGTTAGATCCGGGTCCCCGCTGTGGGTGAGCGTGCCCGTGGCGATCGCCTGCGCGAACTGCTCGGCTGCGCGGACCATCTGGGCGACGCGCTGGGGCGGATAGCTGACAATTCGCCCGCGATGTTCGTTGTCGAGAATCTCCAGCGAGCGAGCCCAATACGTGGGGTCCGCGATGACCTCCCGCACGGACCATCGCTCGAAGCAAGCGCGGATCGCGTCCTCAACCTCCAACACGGGCACGGGAGAGTCCGGGCCGGCAGGCTTCCACACCTGCACGACGTCAACGTGCCGTGTCCCGTCACGCTTGATCCACACCGCTACAACCGCGGTCCAATCGCCGCCCCGCGACCCGTCAAAACCGATCGTCACATGTGCCTCGCGCGGGATTCGCACGTCCGGCCGCGCAGCCGACTCCCATAGTGCGGGGTCCATCCATCTCTCATCCGCTGTCTCTACGGCTCGGTTGAAGAAGTAACGGTGAGCCGCGCTCGGGAGGGTCGCCGGGTCCTGGATCTCCGCCACGAGACGGTCAAGGTCGAGCCACACCGAATCGCCGCGTGCGACCTCTAGCGCGGCGCGGACCGCAGCCGTGTCCGAGAGGTCCGGCACGTCCGGCGCCTCCAAGCTGTCGAAGTAGAGCCCCGGCACCGCACCGCCTGCCTTCTCCCACGCGAGCGCGGTCAGTTCGGCCACCGAGTTCTCTCCCGGCCGATAAGCGTTGGACGTCTCAAGCGACCGCGCGTCAGAGAGCTTCGCCGCGTTCCGGCGGATCACCGCTGCCATCTCGTGCCCGCGATTCGACTCGACCCATTCCTGACTCTCATCAAGCACGCTGAACGTCGGCCGCCCGCCCTCCAGCGCCCGTGGGTTGCTCGTGACCGCCTCAAGCTCGCCGTGGCGCGAGTGGATCAACTGCCGGCCAAGCTCAAGCCCGAATTCGTCAAGTGCGGCGTCGCTGAACATCGAGTGGAGATAGCGCGTCGTGTTTTGCGTCTGCTGGACCGTGCAGGCTGCGACCTGCACCCAAGGGCTGTGATGCGGGACCGCGATCGGGTTCCCGTCCGCGTCCCAACCGCCCCAGCGACACGGTCCGCAAAGCTCCACGGCGCCCAGCACCGCGGCAAGGTAGGACTTCGACCAGCCTTTGCAGCGGCGGATGCTGCCGCGGCGATACATGAACCGTCCTTCGTCATCGAGCGAGTAGAAGCGCGCGACGATCCGCACCATCTCGCGGGTTAGTCGCATCGGGGCGCCGTCGTGCGGCTGGACAAGCCACTCGTTAGCCCACTCGATAATCGCCGGGGCCAAGGTCCTGTTACGCGGCGGGACGGTGTCGGGGATCGTTCTCACGACGCCTCCGCCTCCGCGTAGAGATCAACGACCTGCGCGAGCTGCGGGCGCTTCCGCTCGACCTCAAGCCGCCCGGTCAGACGTCGGCGTGCCGCTGGCCCGAGCCCGAGCGCCGCCGCCAACTTGAGCAGCCGCTCATCGACCGACGCGAGCATCGCTACCTCGGGTCGAGCTACCTGCTGGCCCGTCGATCCCGGAGTCAGCCGACCCTCCGACGCGATCACTTCCGCTAGCGCTGATCGATCGTCGTGAAGATTCGCGAAGCGGCGCAGCAAATCTAGATCGGCGCTCCCATCGATCCACGGAGCGCTACGCAGAGCATTCTGCCAAGCACGGCGACCATCCGCGCCAAGTTCACGTGGTGCGTAAGCCAAACGCGACGAATTAGCCGCCAATTTTCGCGAACTGGCGGCCGATTCGGGCGGTTTGCGCGGCCGCGACCGATGACCGCGCGCCGATTTTGTTGGTCGCTCAGCCACGCGACGCTCCAAAAAACAGACCTAAATTTTGGAGACACCGCGCGTCGGGATCGAAGGGTGCGCTAGAAGTCGCGACAGGCTTTTGACCCGGGCGCCGGGTATGTGTCGCCCAAGCGACGAGCGATGGTCGGCTCGTAACGCGGGGGGACCCCAGGACGTAGGGCGCGGCCGACGTTGCCGCTCTAACGTCAACGCCTCGCCTACCGGGATGGCTTGGCGTGGTTGCGCTGGCGGCTCGCGATGACCCGTTAGTGAACATCGGCAAACCCAGTGCCGATGTTTCGGCGCGTGACGGCGACTGCCTTGGCTGCGCTCCGAGCGCGCCGCCGTGCTTTGCGCTTTGCGATTCGCAAGGAATGACTACCTTCCCGAGTAGGCAGGTCATCGCTCACCATCCCGTGCCGCGGGCGTGGTGACGATCCGCCTGTGCCGTGCAACGGTCGGACGTCTACCGGCATACCGACACGCCTCGCAACGGATTACGGCAACGTTGCCGACGTGTTCGATCTCGACTAGGTCGGTCCCGCCGCAGCGATCACACACAATCGAGCGAATACGCCGGCCGCACCGTATGCAGTGCGCTGTCAGGTCCGCGACGGGTCGCTCGCAACGGCAGCCCGGCGCCGCGAGTGCCTTGCTGCCGTCGGGTGTAGCGACATCAGACGTCATCGGCTGACCTCCGCTTGCGATGCCGGCGCTTCGCCGGTCACGAGGTAGCTGATCGCGTCCCCGATCGTGA